AGAACACCAACGAGTGCACCGGAAAGTTGATCAACTCATCCGGCTCAATACGTTCGCCGTTCACCAGCACGCCACCCTGCTGCATGTGGCGCTTAAGCTCGCCGTTGCTCATAGGCTTGCAAGGCTGCTCAATGCTCATTGGCAGCGCCGGGCGCAATGAATTTAGCCATTGTAATGCATTCATGTTTCCTACCTTCATAACCAACAATACCCAACTATAGTGCGAGCCGGACCGCCGAAGCGAGCAGTTGATTATGGCTTCAAAACAATAAGTTGCGCATCCAGTGGGCTAGTTTCTTGCGTTGAGCTGCGGGAAACTTGCAGCGAGGCGGTGTCAGCGAAGCAGCCAATTCCTGGCTCAGTTCCTGCCTGCGCTGCTCAAGAAGCAGGGCAGCGTCCAGCCTTGACTGAAGGTTTTGAGCGATGTCTTCCTGCTCCTGTGCCTCCTGCGCCAGCGCGTCTCGCAAGGCGGTGATGTTTTCGTCGTACCACTCTGTTCCCTCTGGGTGCTTGATCTTTTCTTGTGTTGTGACGAACACGCGGCTGCGCTCCAACGCCTCCAGCGCTTGCTGGGCGGCTTCACGTAGCGCGGTCATGCCGACACCTGCGCAATCACCAACGCAACTATCATCGCCACGGCACCGACAGCGGCCAGCACCGTGCAGACGATGATGTCGATGGTCAGAGCAGCGTCCACAGCAGGGCTCCCAGCGCGATACACGCGATGATAACCGCAGGCGCTGGCGTGTAGCGCTGGCGCGATTCTGCGATGCTGTAGCCGACAGTAAAAGTACAGTCGGCCAGCGTGCGCGGGGTGGTGAGGTGGCTGGGTTTCATGGCGCTGTTTCCTCGATGAGACGGGCGATGTACCCGCCGTAGTTGGTGTTCGGCTGCTCGCGGTCGAATTCGCGGGCGATCTGGGCGCAGCGTTGGCGTTCGGCCATTGTCTCGGCCTCCAGTCCCTCGTCAATCCCGACGCCAAGGAAGTCCAGCAAATCCTCCGTCGTTTTCCCCTGCCCCGTGGCGTAGCCCAGGCTGCGCATCCAGTGGGCGAGTTTCTCGCGCTCTGCTGCGGCGACAAGGGCGGCGAAGCGCTCAAGTTCTTCGTCCCAATCCTCATATGCGCATGACACATTTGGAACGTCGCAACCGCTGTAAATAGGAGCCAGCCCCGCCTCCCGCGCCATGCGGATGATGTCTTCGCGGGTCATGCGTTCCCCCTTCGGATGACGGCAATTTCATCTTCTAACATTTTGATGTGTGCGTTAGTTTTTTCTATCTCAGGTGCATTTGCGGCAATGATGCGCTCACGCTCTGCTGCTGCGACAAGGGCGGCAAAGTGCTCGATGTCACCATGCAGCGTCAGGCCATTGACCTCAATCAATTCAAATACCGTCATGCGTTTTGAGGAATGCTTTTGAGGAATCTGAGTAACGGCTTGGGTAACGGGCGGTATTTGGTCAAACATTGCCTTGCCCCTGTTGTAGAAGTCTTTGCTCTTTCCTGTGCTGTTGCTTATTTTCATTTGAAGCCCTCCGCTTTGGCAATTGCATCACGCGCTAAATCAAACGCTTCATACGCTGCGCCCTCGGTCAAGGCAGGGTCGAAACAACTATCCATCATGGCGTATAGCGCAGCCAATAAGTCGGGTGCAGCCGCAATCAAATGTGCGTTGGCTTTGGCGTCTTTCAGCGTTGACCGCTTGTCGCCCTTGACCCTTGCTATCGGTGCAAACCCGAACGACTCGCAGCTTACGAGAAACTCTCCGTGATTACCTTGGTGGCATCTCCACACGCCTGTTGTGTACGGCCCGATGTCCTCGGGAAATTTGTTCGTATTCATATCAGTAAGCTCCATATCCAAGCGCCAGTTAAGAACAGCCCCAAGCAGATCACTGCCAACACTGTAAAAATAGACCAAAGCATGAACGCTCCAATCCTGTGCCATGTTTCCGGCACTGGGTCGATGTCGGCGGGGACGATGGGATACGGCGCAATTTTGCGGGTCTCCGGCTCATCCAGCCCCGCATCGGTGAAGTGGCAGAGGTGGTCGCACTGTGGCTTGTGAGGGCAGAGCGCAAGCCCTGTATCGCATATTCTGTTCATGCTTTCCTCGCTTTCAGTATTGCGTCTGCCATTTGGTATGCCGCTACTGCAATACGTTGTTCGGCGTCGATCTCTTTTGTAATTGGGAAGTTACCTGCCAAGAGTGCAACCATCGCCTTTGCCGCAAAGTAATCGCGCAGGGACATGCCGTCATAGAGCGGGTTCTCAATGCCGGGGTGGCATGGGAACGCTGGCCCACCTGTGTTTGTAGTCATGCTGCCTCCTCGGTCTTGCCCAAGTACGCCTTCAAGCGCTTGACTCGTTGCTTGTTGTAAGTCACCAGCGCCTGTGCGTACTCAACCCCACTCTCTGCTTGCAGTAGGGCGTGCTCGGCGTGCATCAACTCGTGCGTAACGGCTTGTGTCGGCGTCACGGTTTTTAACATGAGGCGAAGCTCAGTCCACATATATTTCCACATATCAACCTCCAAACATTGTTTGCAATTCGCGGTACAGCATGTGCGCTTCCTTGATACTGAGCGTCTCCAACACCTGCTTGGCCGTAAGCTGTTGTGAAACGGGCTGCGTTAAGGTAGCTTGCGTACGGGGGGCGGTGAGCGTAGCTATACCTGCAACGGGTTGCTGTTTCTTGATAGCTTGTATGGCTTTCTTTGCTTCCTTCAGCTCCCGTGCACGGCTGGCTTTAAGCTGGCCCGACTTGATTGGCATGTACTCTGTGGCAATAGCGCGGTATGTCTTCGTGGGCATGTGCAACTCCAGCATGCGGGTACGAACGAACTGCCCAAGCAGCGACCCCACGGACGATGCGTTGAACCCCTGCGCCTCCATGCGAATTCTGATCTGCTTACCTGTGAGTCCGGGGTTGTCGCGCACGAAGTTAAACGTCTCGCGGGTCACGTTGTTGGCTGTCTGGAATAGGTTTGGTTTCACTGTGCTTTCCTTGGTTGAATTATTTTCGTCCCAGTCTGCGGGGATTTCCCGCACACGGCTTTGTGTAAGCGCTGTTGTTAGCGCGGTTTGAATGTCAGGCATGACCGAACCCTTTCTTAGAAACTGAACTTGTTGAGCAGTGCATCGACTGCCTTCTTTGTGTCCTCGCGGACGGCTTCGTTCTTGCGCAGATCATTGGGAGTGACACCCACCAACAACTGCTCAAGCTCTTTACGCGCTCCCTCCAACGCTGGGTCACCCACGACATTCAGCGCTTTGGTCAGATCGCATAACTCCAACGCCCCATCGACAAGACTGTCGTGGAACCTACGGCTCTTTGGTTCGCCCGCTACATAGTCAGTAGTCAGGCGGTCAGACATACGCTTCATGTGCTCAACAAGGCGTGCGCGGACATCGGCCATCGCTGACTCCACACGCTCCTGTGTAAGCGCGTCCAGCTTCTTGCGCAACTCCTCCTGTGCATCGTTACCCACATCAACCCGCAAGTCACCGCTGGCTGGCACAGGCATGTAGTTGACACGGAACGAGAACTTAGACACCACATCGTTGGCCGTTGGGTAGTCATCGCGCTTGAACATGTCACCCAGAGCCATAGCTTGCGCTGTGATGAGTGTCGGGTAGATGGCAACGAAGTCTTTCACAAGCGTAGCGATCTCATCATCGAACGCATTCATGCGCTCAGTGAACTTGATGAAGTTGATGGTAGGCAGCAGACGCAGACCGGAATCCGACCACGGCAACGTGTTGTCGTAAACAAACTGACGGGCTTTGCTGACTGCTTGCTGCACGACATCGAGTTCAGTGCGTCCGGCCAACAGGTTCTTGTTGACGCGTGCGGCATCTTTCGACCCCGCGTTCTTGTTGCTCACCACCTCGTCAGTGGTTGATCTGTCCAGCTTACGCGCCGTCCACACGGACGCGTTGAACTCCACCAGCATTGCGCAGGTGCTCAGGTTGTAGGTAGGGGTGTTAAGTGTAGTCATGGGGTTTGCTTTCTTTAAGGTTCCAAGGTTCAGGGTTCTCCATCTGCGTCAGCAAGATGTAGTTGGCAGAGGCGGCGTAAGCCATCTCTCTGGTGAGCGGGTCTGTTGTCCACGACTTCACCATGTTTCGGTACGAGCGACCTTCGTCCAAGTACTCGACAAATACCTCTATGCGGTAGCGGTATGTCTTTATTTCCCTACCCATATCTTGATGCGCAATTCTGGGATGGAGCAAGGCGGTGGGGTTAGCCCACCACCTTACATACGGGTAGGTCTTCCCATCAAACTGCGGGAAAGCTAGCTCCTTCATTTGGTGCTGAAGAAAATCTTGTGCTCGGCAAGCATCCGACCGAACTCGTTGATAGTCGCAAACATACTCACGCTTTGCGATGTAGCCACGGTGTTGCAGAAGATCGATTGAATCTCTGCACGCATACGCCACACGTACTTGACGATAGCCTCGGCCTCTGACCTGTCAGCCACACGCGACACGAACTGGAAGATTTGAATCAACTGTGCAGTCGGGTTGTTGGAGATAGGTGCCTTGTCAGGGTCAGCGATCACACGGGCGTAGTCGCAGATGTCCTTGCCGAAGCGCACGAACGAAGCCATTGCCTGAGCAGTAGTCTCACCAACAGAGCCGCACAGCGCCGCCTCCAGTGTGGCATCGTCCAGCACACCAAGACCCTCATCGAGAATGTCACCCGCAGCCACCAACGAACGCGGCGTAGCGTAGGCCATCTGCACAGACTTGGGGTTGAACACGAAGCCGTTGTCCTTGGACATGTTCTTGCCCTCGAAGTTGCCACCTTTCTCGTAGTCAAGGAACGATGCCATGACGCGAGGCTCGTTGTGTACGAACGCAATCACAGTAGCGTTGACACCAGCATCGGTAGCCCACTGCACCCACTCTTCGGCTGTCGGCTTGCGCATCTTGACGAAGACCAGACGATTGCGCAGGTGCGCCTGAATGGAATCACCGAGACCCTCGATGCTCAGGTTAGTGCCGCAGAACACAACGCTACCCTCGGGCATATCGTAGTTGCCAACGCGGCGCTCGTACACGATAGGAGCCAGCACATTCTTGATGAACTGCGGAGCCTTGGCAATCTCATCGAGCATGACCAAGATTGGCTTGCTGTTGTTGACGCCACGCTGGTTGTTCTTGCTGACACCGAAGCGCTCGTTGGGCAACTCACGGGAGATGCCGTTCTCACGATCAAGGTCAGGCATCCACACACTGCCGTCAGACAACTGTGTGCAATCAACTGGGTTGACTGCGATGTGCTTGGCAAACTTGGGCATCTTCTTGAGTGCATGGAACAGCGCGGTCTTGCCGATGCCGTTCTCACCCTCCACGATGATGGTGCGCTTGTGGCCGATAGTGGCGATGAGGTTCACGGTTTGCGTAAAGGAAAGATATGTAGACATGGTATGTAGCTTTCTAAGTTGGTTGATTAAACATTGATACGAAGGACTTTGCCATGCGTTGGAACGAAATCTTCGTTGTCAACGGCTCCCCACAAAGATGGCATTGGGGTACTCGGGGTATCGCAGCCGAGGTAACCATCTGTTAACCAGACGATTGCTTGGGCTTTGATCTTGTGCTCTGCAATGTAGTCAGTGACTACGCTAGGTATCGTGCCGCCACCACCCTTGGGGCGCAGTGCTGTAGCGATCTGGTCGTAGTCCACAGGAGTGAACTTCTGGTCAGCGCACACCGATGTGTCCCACCAGAGCACGCGCACAGATGCGGGTGAAACTATCTGACAGATGCGTGCCACCTCACCGAAGATCACGTTGTAGTACGGGTACATGGAACCCGATGTGTCTGGTGCGATGATGATCTCGCCTACTGCCTCGCTGAAGTGTGACGGCATGACAAACCCACTCGCCAACATGCGCTTGTTAGGCGG